GCCGCGAGCTTAGAAACACGCTGAAGCGCTCTTACCGAGCGGAGGCGAAGAAGGCTCTCGCCATCGCAAGAGCGCAGCTACAGGCAAGCGGTATGCAGGTGAAGGGCAACAAGGCCGACTGGACAAGAGGCGTTCGTTCGTACGTGTATAGCCGTGGCGGCGGTTTCCTTATCACCGTCAAGGCTAAGGCTTCGGTAAAGGGCAAGGGCGAGAAGTCAATGCATACCAACAGGCGAGGCGACAAGAAGCCGGTGCTGATGTGGGCTGAGGAGGGTACTAAGGTACGTACTACAAGGGCTAAGATGGGTTCCAAGAGCGGCTGGCTACGCCGTGCTAAGGTGAAGAAGAAGGGAGCCAACAGGGGCAGGATGCCCGCTTACGGTTTCCTCGAAAAAGCCGAGCCGGAGATGTTCAGATTGGTCGAGACCGATTTGGTTTATCAGTTGGATAAAGCAGTAACAGAGCAGGCTCGCAAGAGCGGATTTATTTAAGATTTTATATATATGGCGAAAAAGACATCATTAAGTGTAGGCGAGATCATCTGTAAGATGCTCAACGAGGACGAGGAGGTGAGCGCACTGGCTACGGCGGTCTTTCCGATAGTGACAGACGAGGCGGCTCTTCCATATGTGGCGTATCGCCGGAGCGGACTGGAGCATAATCCGGTAAAGGGACACATGCCCGGAGCGGACACGGCGGTCATTCAGGTGCTTTGCTTCGCCGCCGACTATAAGGGCAGCGTTCAGCTCGCCGAGGCGGTAAGGGCGGCACTCGAGGACAAGAGATACGAGTCGGAGGAGCTGAACATGCGAAGCTGCTTCCTCTCCGGAGCTGAGGAGTACTACGAGAATGATGCATATACGCAAGAGTTAAGTTTTACAGTTAAAGTTTGATTGACATATGAGTGATTATATTAATGGTAGTGACCTGTTGCTGAAGGTGGCAGGTAAACCGATAGGACATTGTACTACTCACACCACTACTTTCAATTCGGAGACTAAGGACCGCGCCGTCAAGCCGACAGCGGACAAGAAGAAGTCTTCCGGACTCTGGAAGGGTAAAGGTGTAACAGGCCTCAGTATCTCTATTAGCGCAGAGGGTCTTCGTTTCTACGACGAGACAGAGAACGGCTTCGAGGAGATTTCAGCTAAGTGGGGTAAAGGTCAGAGTGTGGAGGTTGAAGCATTCCGCAGAGAGGAGGATGAGAAACCGTACCTTAAGGGTAAGTTCGTCATCGCCTCTATCGAGGAGGGCGCACCTGCTAAGGACGACTCTACTTACAGCGTAAGTCTCGAGAACGACGGCGAGCCTGATGTTTATCCGGGCTCTGATTCAGCAGAAGAGGACGCATAAAGACCAATAGACCATGAAAAAACAGGTAATTGAAATTACTGTAAATGGCGAGACATACCCCTGTCATCAACTGATGGGGGCTATGCTCCGCTATAAGGCTGAGACGGGGGAAGAGGTTTCCGAAATCAGGCCTACAGATTTAACGAAGGTGTGTATATTCATGTGGTGCTGCGTTAAGACGGCATCGAAGCGTGAGGGTAAGACATTTAACATGTCTCTGGAGGACTTCGCCGACAGCGTAACACCGGAGCAGGTAACAGAGTGGCTCATTGCTACGATGGGTGAGAAGAAAGACGAAGAGGAAGCCGAAGAGGACGACGGGCAAAAAAAAAGTTAGGCATCTATGACTACTTAGGTTACGCCGTGGGCTGTATTCATATGTCTTATGATGATTTCTGCCGCTGCACTCCGGAGGAGTTCACACACATAAGCAACGCCTACCAAGAGCAGCAGGAGTCCATGATGCGGTCCGACTGGGAACGTATGAGGATGCTGGCGACGTTGGTCATCCAGCCTTTCGTGAAGAGCACGCTTACTCCGCAGAAACTTCTCCCCTTCGACTGGGACGAGACCCGGAAGAGGGGGAAAAAGGAGAAGCCGAGGGTATCGAAGGAGGAAGACCGCCAACGACTTGAGAAGCTGCTGAAAAGGAGGAAGGACTAAGACTCTTTCTTCTCTTCTTCAGGTGAAGTGGTGGGGATGTCACGCCATCTCAGAAACTCGTAGTCATTAAGCTCATAATTGGTGTACCCCTCTTTCAGAAGGTCTTCGCGGGTATAGCCTAAATCAATTTTGGCGTCAATATGAGTGCATTCATCGGGAGTAAGCCCACCGGGCTTAATAAGTGTGAGGGATGCCACTCCGTAAGAGGCGAGAGCTATAATGAAAGAGCATATACAAATGTCCATACTTATAGGCAAATAGTCGCTAAATATAAAAATAAATAGAGCTATCGAGCCTATGATAACGGAGGCGATAAGCAAATTTAATCTGAATGTTCTCATAATTAGAATCTTTAATACGGCACTAAGATAAAAATTCATTTTGATATAAGTAAGTAAGCGAGTAAAAATAATGGCAAAAGATGTAAAATTTAACGTTAAGTTAGTCGTAGACGGTAAGGAACGGGTAGTAGAACTTACTACCGATATGCAGCACCTGTCACAAGCTATATCTGATAGCCGAACGCAATCTGCAAAATTAAGGGATTCGTTGGTATCCTTAAATCAGATAAGTCAAGCGGCGCAAAATGCTTTTTCCGGTATCCAGCAACTTACTTCTATCATGCAGTCCTATGTGTCTGCAAATATGGCACAGGTCGAAGCAGAGACTCAGTTAGCCAACAACATGCGAAACACGATGAGCGCCCGTGATGCGGACATTCAGAGTATTAAAGACCTTTGCAGCGAGCAGCAGAAGTTAGGCGTAATAGGTGATGAGGTTCAGTTAGCCGGTGCGCAGGAGTTAGCTACTTACTTATCGAAGAAGTCGTCGCTGGAGAAACTCATCCCCGTGATGAATGACATGGTGGCTCAACAGTACGGCTTCAATGCTACACAGGAGAGTGCGGCTACCATCGCAACCATGCTTGGCAAGGTCATGGATGGGCAGGTTAACGCCCTGAGTCGATACGGTTACTCCTTCACGGATGCGCAAGAGCAGATATTAAAGTTTGGTGATGAGGAGCAAAGAGCAGCCACACTCGCTGATGTTATCACGGCATCAGTAGGTGGTACTAATGCTGCTTTGGCACAAACAGATGCGGGTAAGGCTAAGCAGGTGGCCAATGCTTTCGGAGATATGAAAGAAAATATTGGTCGGGCTTTGGTTCCGTTACAGGGTGCACTTCAGAAGATAGTAGAACTTGGAACCGCCGCTCACGGATTTTCCGTAGCTATCAACGGCATACGCGGGCTTACAGTAGCCGTACGGACATTCACTAAGAGCTTGCAATTATCAGTTACTACCGCACGTACTTTGCGCGTGGCGCTGATAGGCCTCACAGCCGCAACGGGTGTAGGATTAGCCTTTACGGCGTTATCCGTGGCGCTGGAGGCATTCTGCGGGTCAGCTAAGGAGGCGGAGAAGGCTGCGGAGGATACAGCTGACGCAAAAAAAGATTTAGCTGAAGCGGCGAAAGCCGGAGCAAAGGCAGAAAGCGAGGCAAAAGTCGCACTTGATATTAACATAGGCAGGACAAAAAATTTCACAGGCTCTAAGGCTGAAGAGCAGAAGATAGTAAAAGAGCTCAATAAGACTTACGGCGAGACTATGGGCTACTTCAGTAGTGTATCGGCTTGGTATAATGCCCTCGTTAAGAACAGTGCCGCCTACTGTCAGCAGTTGAAGATAGAGGCCGAGCAGCGAGAGATTGCTAACCAGATGGCAACCGTTGAGGAGGAAAGGCGAGACATAATCTACGAGAAGGACGGGAAGACCAAAAAGAAATATTCTACAAGGAGGGCACAAACTATAGACTATACCAAGCAAGAGAAAAATACTTTGGGACCCAACGCTTACAACCCTACAGGAACCCCTAACACACGCGGCACATATGTAGACATAGTAGGATCTTCCGCGGTAGAAAAGGCGAGGGCGGAGCTCAAGAAAAAGAATGAGGAATACGCGGCTCTTCTGAAGCGTAGTAAGGAACTGGAAGAGGAGTCGAGAAATATAAATATGTCTGTAAAGGGAGCGGCGCATGACCCAACAGGCAGATCAGAGAAGACCCTTATTGAGAACGCATCATCATATAAGGACCTTACAAACAACGTAGCGTACTATCAGCAGGAGATTGATAAGTGCGATGGAGCGGACACAGCCCGTATCACCGTATTAGCCAACGCCAAGAAAGCGGCGGAAGATGCGGCGCAAGCTATTAAAGACATGGCGGAGGCGGCTTCAATACCGACGGATCCAAAGACCATCGACGACTATAGTAAGAAGCTGTCAATACTGAACAAGCAGAAGAGCCGGGCTACGGAGGAGAACATAGCAGGCATTGAGGAAGAGATAGCAGCTACCGAGAAGGCGAAGAAGGCTCTTGAGAATAAGAGAATAGCGGCTATCAAGGACGACGAGATAAAGGACAGCGACACGTTGAACCAGAAGCTGAGCTACTATAATCAGCTGCTGAGCAGTGGCGACGCGGCGCAGAAGATAATGGCTCAGAATGGCATCAACTACCTCAACAAGCTGTCGAAGTCATGGAAGGAGGTAGTCACCGAGGCCACTCTTCCGAAGTCACTCACGAAGATGGAGGACTTCGACACCGCCATCAACTTTTACACATCACGCCAGCAGGGCGAGGATGCCGACCAGATAATGAAGACACAAGCCATCATTGACGACCTTACGGCTCAGAAGAGGGTATTCCAACTGAGTACTGAGCTTCCGGGAATGCAGAAGGAGATTGATGAGATTAACGCGCTGACGGGGCACGACCGTACTATCAAGATTAAGAGTATGGGCCTTGAGGAGATTATGAGCAAAATCAAGGAGATGAATAAGCTCCTTAGCGACGCGAAGAACCCGGTGACACCGGAGCAGCGCAAAAGTATTGAGAAGATTAGAGACAGCTACGCTCAGTGGGCTAAGCAGAGTACCTCTACCTTCGACACTCTGAGGGAGGGCTACGGCAGCGTTAAGAATATAGGCAGCGGAGTGCAAGGAATCACCGATGCCCTGAACGGCAACGGCAACGCATGGGAGAAGGTGACCGGAGTGATTGACGGCTTCCTGCAAATCTACGACGGCATTCAAAAGGTAATCAGCATAATCAATCAGGTTACAGCAGTAACGCAGGCGTTGACCACCGCCAAGGAGGCGGAGAACGCAGCGACGGTAGTCCAGACTGCCAGTGAGGTGTCCGGCGCTTCGGCTACTATAGGCGCTTCCGCTGGTAAGGCTGCGGCGAAAGAGAGCGAGACAAATGCCAATGTAAAGGCGGCGGCTTCCGGAATATTCGCCTCACTTGCCGATATCCCGTTCGCCGGATTCGCTATCGCCGCGGGATTGGTAGCCGCCATGATCGCCGTAATGGCGAAACTTCCGAAGTTCGCCAAGGGAGGTATCGCCTATGGCCCGACATTGGGACTCTTCGGCGAGTATGGAGGAGCGAGCAACAACCCGGAGGTAGTCGCGCCGCTCGACAGGCTGCGCAGTCTCATAGAGCCGCAGGGCGGAATGGGCGGACGCGTGGAGTTTGAGATTGATGGGCGCAAACTGAGAGGTGTATTGAGACGAGTTGAGAACTTATCAGACAGAAGCTAATGGATAAATATGTAAGATACAGCGGCAGTTTCCTCAGCCACGGCGGCACAGTGTGGCGAGTGGATATCATGCAGGACGCGGAGGAACCCTTTGAGAAGATTGGCGAGCTTACGTTCGAAGCGGAAGAGGCTGTCGTGATAGAATGGGAGGAGAAGCCGAAACACGACGTGATATGCGGCTCTACGGCGACGATAAGGGTAGAGAGTCCGGGTGATAGGACCTACGAAGACCTCTACACTATCGAACCGGGCAGCATCCGTATGGACGTTTATAGGGACGGGGTGATATACTGGAGCGGTGCTCTCGACCCGGAGTTTTACGAGGAGCCCTATGAGAGAGCTTCTATGTATGTAGTCTCTCTGACATTCTCCGACTTCGGCATACTCGACCGAAAAAAATATGCGAGTGACGGCATGAAGACTCTCTCGAAGATACTGGATATGTGCCTTCAGGAGATGGGCATCAAATATATAGGCATCGACCAGTCCATGATAAGCACTGAGCTTGTTACGGCTGAAGAGCTTTTAATGCCTCTCGACGCTCTGAAGGTACGCAGTGATAACTTCTACGATGAGGATGGCGAGGCTTCAACACTGCAGGAGGTGCTTGAGGGTGTTTTTCAGCCCTTAGGGCTTCGAATAATACAGAAGGCAGGTACTATATACGTTTACGACCTTAACGGGCTGTATGCGCAAAAAGCCAAGGAGGCGATATGGGACGGAGATAGCAGCACTATGGGTACGGACAGTGTGTACAACAACGCCAAGATTACTTGGAGCCCATATGCGCAGAGCGGCAACCTGGCACCCGATACTTGCTGGACGGAGGACACGGACGCAAATCTTACGGCACTCAATAACCTGTTCGGGGCGACTATGGGCAACAGTCGTTACTACAGTTTTCATTACAGCACCGACTTGGAGGATTGGGTAGATAACTCAGATTGCGGCTTCACGTTGTGGGTAAGCGACAAGGGCGAGAATGCGGAGATAGATACTACCAAATGTAAGTTCTTCAAGATAGTGTCTCAATGTGATGGAACTGATTGTGAGGGCATAGCCGTTTATTTCCGCTCCGTGGCTGGTATAACGGTCACTAACGGAAGCGTATCGTCGAAAGCGTTCAGCGCACGAGGTAACGGGAGGTCTCCGCAGTACTTGAAATCAGATACGAGGGTGACATCACAGGACGGAATGGTGATGTTTAAGAGCTCAGCGGTGTGGATACCGCCTGTTGATAATAGCGCAGATTTATCAATACGTATAGTGCTTAATCTGCTGGTTGACCCGAGATTCAATCCATTTGAATCGGCGGTTAAGATAATCGAGGAAGACCAAAAAGCATGGCAGGATAGATGGAACAGCGCAGGCAATTACTTTTATGTGCCCGTGTGTGTCAAATATCAGAAAGACGGAGATAACACAATATATTGCTGGGATAACACGGATATCGTTAATGCAGACATTAAGGACAATCCGATTAGCTTAATCTCTCAGACTTACGGCAAATGGGTAGAGTATACAGAGTCTAACGGAAAGCCAAACGTGGTGGGATATTTCGCCTACTACGACGTAGACGACCGGGGCGATAAGTCCGGAGTCGCTAATGGCTTCGCCGATAACAGGCCTGCCATCAATCCGCACACTGGGAAGATATATACGGCGCTGTCCAATATTGATGCCGGACAGTATATCAGATACCCTGACAACGGCGGCGGTAAGCTATGGGTAGAGGTGCTTGACTCAGGCTGGATGTACTCCGATGCCGTGGGTAAGAACTCGCTGCAGAACATAAAGAACCTGTTTACGGATTTATGGGATAAAATATCATGGGTACTCTTCAAACTTCCGGAGATTGAGTTGGTGAACAGCACGCAGTTCGAGAAGACCATCAGCACGGACGATGTGGAGTACAGCGCGGAGATAAGCGCTTCAGCCAAGGAATCCTTAGAACTTGACACTATATGCGGAAGCGCCAAGGACGGAATACCGACCGCAAGAGGTGCCTACTTCAGCAGTAAGACGGGAAGACAGATAAGAACACTGTCGAGAGCCGGAAGAACGACACAGATAGAAGAGCTGCTTATCGGCACACTGTACAGCCAGTATGCCGGACGTAAGACTAAGCTCTCCGGAGAGATGGTCATAGACCCCGGAGGACTTGTCCCCTACTCCGAGCAGAACCAGGGCGAGAAGAAGTTCATAATGGTGGGCGAGACTCAGGACCTGATAACGGATACTACCGAGGCCACCATCATAGAGCTCCGACCGGACGAGTATGAGAAGAGTGAGATAGTTGTAACTGACTGATTAAGTAGATAACGATATGGCAAAGACATACAGATTAATAACTACTAACCGCAGTGCGAGACCAAGAAGCAAGCGATTGAGGGAGTTGGGTACTGGAGCCGCGGCATCAGCCGTGTCCAGCGGCAGTACTCAGGTAAACATCACGGGCTCAAGTTCGGGCTCCGGCGATGGGCATACGCACTCCAACAAGGACTCTCTCGACAAGATCAGTGAGTCGGACAACTATCTGTACACTAAGCAGCGAATAGAAACCGTTGACGAGGAGACAGGAGAAACAGAGACTACTACGGTAGTGAAGAAGGCTAACGTAGGCTATGCCGATAGAGCTGGAAGTGTGGACAAGGTGACCGAAGCGGAGCATGCCAAGGAAGCAGACCACGCTACCACGGCAGACTCAGCAGGCAAGACCACAGAGGCGGAGCATGCGGCAAGCGCCGACAAAGCCGACAAGGCAGGTGAAGCCGACCATGCCACGGAGGCAGACCATGCTACAGAGGCAGACCACACAAAGGAAGCCGACCATGCCACGGAGGCAGACAAAGCGAGCAATACACCAGAAGCTGACCATGCGGAGGAGGCTGACCACGCAAAGGTGGCGGACTACGCCAAGGACTCCGACAAGTGGGACGGGCATGAGTTCGACGACTACCTGGACCAGCCGGTGCGCACCACGGACGACGTGCGCCACCGCAGCCTGACGGCGGAGGAGCTGACGGCAACGGTGAAGGCTGTGCTGCAGGAGCTTCACGTGAAGGGTGACTCAGTGTTCGGCGGGCAGCTCTCGAGCGAGGAGTTCGTGAGCGGATTCATCGGCGGACGGGGCTGGGCAATCATGAAGAAGGTGGTGCAGAACGCCTTAGGCGTGGACGAGACGAAGTGGACGGCGGAGCTGGACAACCTGACGGTGCGCGGCTCTCTGAAGGTCTACGAGATGATCATCTCGCAGCTGATGGGCGAGAACGACAACCGCATATTCACCGGCATGATGGAGGTGGACCACTACGACCCGGCGACGGGACGCATCTGGCTGCAGACTGAGAACGGCAAACTATATAATCCTTTCCGAAAGGATGACTACATAATGGTGCAGCAGTACGGCGGCACGAGCGGCGACGTGGTGAAACACTACGAGCTGCTCATCGACTCCGCCGGATGCGGCAGCACCGCCGACGGTGAGAACCGGCTGGACTGGGTGACCTTCCGGAACTTCACCGCCGAGGAGACGGCATCGGCGCTCATCGCCAAGGGCGACACGCTGGTGCGTGTGGACAACGCGTCGGACCCCGACCGTAAGGGTATCATACAGATAAACTCCGTGGGCACGGCGACTCCATACATGGACGTGATCTACGGGCTGAAGACTGACCCGGACAACTCCCTGAAGGGGCGACTGGGCAACCTGGAGGGCATACGCCACCACCTGTTCGGATGGCTGGAGGGATTCGGCCAATACTTGGCCAATCTCTACGCCGTGGGCGACTTCCGCCTGCGCCGCACAGGCGAGAGCCTCGACATGAAAATCGAGGCGGTGAAGGGGATGCTCTCATCGCAGATGCAGCGCATCACCTACAACCTGACGGACGAGGACAACCTGCTCTCGAACGCTACCTTCACGGAGCAGATGGAGGGGTGGACAGTGCCGACGGAGGAGCAGACGGTGGTGACCATCGGCGGAGAGCCGCTGATGGTGAACGGCTCGACACTGAACAACGATGTCCGTGTGGCTGCCGTGGAGGAGTATGACGGGCGCATGACGCTCCACCTGAAGAGGTGCGGAGTGCGTCAGGCTAACAGCCTTATCGGCCAGCCGACCACGCACAAGGAATACTACACCGACGACAACGGCACGGAGCAGGTGAAGACGGTGGCGGACACTCTCTACATGAGCCTGCGACTGCTCCCCGTGACTGCCGGAACACTGACCATAGGCTTCGACGGTAGCGCCGCCGAGCTGCCGGATACACTGCCGGGCGGCGACTACACGGTGGAGATAGAGAAGAGTCAGGAGTGGCAGACGCTGACGTGGAGCGGCACATGGGACGGCAAGGGCGACTTCCGTCTGGAGTACACGGGCGAGGCATGGGTATCCCTGCTCTCCGTGACCGCCAAGCCGCTCGACGAGTACAAGAAGGAGACATCGACCAAGTTCACGCAGACGGACGAGAAAATCTCGCTCGTGGCTACCAAGGTGGACAAGGTGAACGGATACGCCGTGGAACTGGGGCTGGAGATCGATGCGGCGAACGAGAAGATAGCCGCCCACGCCACACGACTGAGCGACGCGGAGACGGCGATCGCTCAGCTGGAGATTACAGCCGACGGACTGCAGAGCAGTGTGACGGCTGTGGAGGGCGACCTGGAGGAGGCGAAGAAGCGCATCGAGGCGGTGAAGGCGATAGCCGACGCTGCAGGCGACGCGGAGGTGTATGAGCAGGAGACCGACCCGTGGTTGGAGTGGGATTCTGCAACGAGAGGCTCTCACGTGGGCGCTCTCTGGCACAATACGGCGGACGGCCACACCTACCGATATATCGGCTACGACGGCGCGGACACGTGGGAGGACGTGACGAACATCGACAGCTCCGCCAGCTACATCTCGCAGACGAAGGACAAGATAACAGCCGTAGTGGCCGGATTCGACGCTGACGGAAAGCCGACGGAGGCATCCGGCATCGTGACGAAGAGCTATATGACGGAGATGTTCAGCGAGAGGTTCAATGAGGACGGGTCGCTGAAGAACATGACGGGACTCTTCACGAGCACCGACGCGGCGGGACTGTTCGCGAAGTACTTCAATGATGACGGCACGCTGAAAAACACATCGTATCTGATGACAACAGAGGATGGTGTAACGCTGGAGTCGAAGTACTTCAACGCCGACGGTTCTCTGAAGAATACGTCCGGACTATATACATCGGAGGATGGCTCTGCGTTGGTCACCAAGTACTTCAACGATGACGGCTCTCTGAAGAACACCACCGGACTATATACAAGCAAGGAGACACTGGAGCTCTTCGCTAAGTACTTCGACGACAACGGCAACCTGAAGAATACGGCGGGACTGCTGACGACGGCGGAGGGCAACACCCTCTACGGCGTGCGGCTGGACGATGCGGAGACGGCGATAGGTCAGCTGAAAGTGACGGCTGACGGACTGCAGAGCAGCGTGACGACAGTGGAGGGCAACATAGAGGAGGCGCAGAAGCGCATCGAGGAGGTGAAGGCTATAGCCGACGCCGCCGGCGACGCTGAGGTTTACGACCAAGAGCGCAACCCGTGGCAGTCGTGGACGAGAGACACCGAGAGCAAGCACGTGGGGGCTATATGGCACAACACATCGGACGGCCACACCTACCGATATATCGGCTACGACGGGGCCAACACGTGGGAGGACGTGACGAACATCGACAGCACCGCCACCTACATCACGCAGACGAAGGATAAGATAGCGGCGGTAGTGGCGGGATTCGACGCTGACGGTAAGCCGACGGAGGACTCCGGCATCGTGACAAAGAGCAACATGGTGGAGGTGTTCAGCGAGAAGTGGAACGAGGACGGCACGCTGAAGAGCAAGACGGGACTGATGACGACAGCGGATGGCAACAAGCTCTACGCCAAGAGCGGCGACCTGGAGAGCTACATCGAGCAGACCGACGGCACACTGAAGAGCGTGGTGAAGAAGGGCGACGT